CCAAGCTGCGTATCCACGCTCGAGAGTTGATGAGCGGTAACGAACCGTTGACTAACCTGTTTCGAGTGGTGGCTGGGGCAAACGCAGCTATTCCGTTGAAGGTCGAGGCGTTGACTCGCGCGCACACCTTTATGATCGGCATGCGTATGGCTGAGTTGCTGGGCGCAACTGGTGAAGCCCGGTATCAGTTGGCAAAGAACTTCACCTGGCGCACCATGTACGGTGGCGCGCAGATGGATCGGCCTCGTGTGTTCACAGGTCCAATGGGCATGATCGGTGGTCTGTTCAAGAACTTCATGTTTCACTATATCGCGGACTGGGGGCTATACGGACGCGAAGCACTGAAAGGAAACTACCAGGGACTGCTGTGGGCGACGGCCGGGACTGCTAGCATTGGCGGTCTTGGGGCACTGCCGTTGTACGCAGTAGCAGATGGGTTTCAACGGGCCTTCTCGAATAAGCCGGCTATGGAGATTTTGTACGACTCGATGGGGCCTACGGCCGGCGACGCAATCTTCTACGGTATGCCAGGGTTGTTTGGAACGAGCATCCAAGGTAGCGCCTCTGCGCCGTTTAATGACCCTGTCCGCGACATGGGGTTCATGTTCAACGTCGCGCTGCTAGACCGAGCGAGCAAGGTCGGAAAGCTCGGTGGGGAGATGTGGAACCAGTGGACGTCTGGCGGACTCAATCCGCTAGAAACTTCCCGTACCTGGGAAATGGCCAGCTATGCACTAGGTCCCCGGACACTCTATAAAGCGATCGGCCAGGTACAGAACGGTGCGCTGAGGTCAGTGCAAAACGGCCGGCCGATCATGGAGGGAGTGACGCCAACGGACTGGGCATTGAACACGATCGGGCTGACGCCGACGAGGATCGCAAGGGCTTGGGAAGCGGGAGAGTCGCTGTATGCGGATCAAGCAGCTCGACAGGCGCAGACGAGCGCGTTTGGGTTGGCATTTTCGGAAGCTTGGGCACGGAATGACTCCGGTGGCATGGGGGAAGTGTTGGCCCGTGCGGTGGAGACGGATGTAGATATTAGCGCTGTTATGGCCAGCGCGATGACGCGGATGCGGAACAATGAACGGCCTCAGTTGCCGTTCGATTATCTGAAGGTTCCGGGCGCGATTGAGCGGATGCGGGCGTTGGGAGTCTGGCAATAAGGCCAGTTTGCTGAATGGGGGTAGAGTGGTTGTATCTGGATGATCGTGGTCATCCAGATACATTCACTCGGTTCGCCGAATATTCACTGGAATAAACGCCCGCCCGCTCGTTTGAAGATGCGGAGACATTAGTCCCGATGATAGCAGCTCGTTGATAGCTGCGTCGATGTACTGCGGCGGAACGTCGGCCATGAGTTTACGCCGCAAACGAGTCTCGCCGATCGGCGTTTTGTTGATGGCGTATTCAACCTTCATCCATTGATGAACGCTGTTGATCGCGTTGAGCATCGGGTTCTGCCCGAGATGCTCGAAAGCGAGCGGCAATACACGTTCGGCCTCAAGTAGGGTTGCCTTAGCGCGCTCGACATGACGAGGCTTAATGATCAGATCATTACTCTCAGCAATACAATAAACCATGCAGAGTTTGATCCAGTGAATAGACCGACGAGGGTTGTACTCGGCGAAGCGAGAGTCCGCGGGGATCGGCGGCATACCAGCGCTGACCCAAGATTGAAGCATTTCAGCTGCTTTAGGCTCTACGCGCATCTGTCCGGTTAGGTCGTGGATTTGCCTGAGATCACGGATCAGTGGGCCGAAATCTAACTCTGTCTTCTTGCTAAACAGGTCGATCGGCTTACCATCTTCACTGTAGATGAGGTTCAACCGAGCGGTGAACCCCATGCCGATGGCGCCCTCGCCCCAGTTACGCTGGATCGACTTCGGCGTGATGCCGCCGCAGATCGAGAGAAATAAGTTTTCAATCTGCACGTCACCGCGGGAAACAGTTTGATAAAGCCAAGTGGTGGGGCAGTCGAACAGTGCGGTGAGTACAGTCATAAAGTCCACGTCATTGGCCTTGATGAACGTAGATAACTCGTCGAGAAAGCAAGCGAGCGCAGTCTGCGAGATCATCTCGCCGGCCTTGCCGAGAGAGACCTTCGTGGACTTCGTGAGAACGTCGTAGAGTTTTTCCTTCGTGACTGAGTCGGCGGAGAGTTGAAACTCCGGAAGGCCGGCGAGCAGCCGACGCCCGAACCGAATGGCTCGGGTTTTGCCGATCCCAGGTGGGCTGACTAACACAGTGTAGAAGTTGCAGAACAGCGGTTCACCTTGGATTAGAAGGTGAACCTTGCGCTGTAGTGCGGCCCCGATCGTGGTGATGGCTACCCATTCGCGGAAGATAGCTGGGCTATTTGAATGGTTGGTGAATGTCACAAACTCGTCGATCCAGTGGGGAAACTTCCTGCGGGGCAACGCGGGCGTCTGCTCCTTTATAGTCAACGAGTCCGTATCCATTAGTAGTGGCCCCTTCGTCAGAAGTTTTGACCTTGCCCCAGTTCCATCCGACCTGGGCGTCGGATTTGATCTCAGCGACGTCCCCATTGATCAGAATGGGAGTAGCTAACATTCGCTGGACCCGCGGTATTATTTCAGCTTCTTGAGCAGGGTCATACTGGAATACGATGGCATCGTGGACTTGGAGGAGGAGTTGAATTTCGTTTGTGCCGAGATAGTCGTAGGCCTGCCAGACCTTGTAGAGTCCGTAGTTGAGTACGTCGCCGATGGTGGATTGCGGAGAGTACGCGATGGCGGATTTGATAACTGAGGAGTCGGAAGGACGCCCTGGGAAGTGGCAACGTCGGCCGAGCGGTGTGTCGATGTAGCGTTTGACTGCGAGTTGTTGCTGGATGCTGTTGTGCCAACGACGAATACCAGGGAAAGCTTTGAAGTAGGCTGCTTGGAACCTTTCAGCTACCGCAAGGGAAACTTTCAGGTGAATAGCGAGTACGCTGGGAGAGCCGCCATAGTTGCTGCCGTGGCCGCCACGCTTAGCGAGGTCACGATAGCTATAGTTTCGATAGTATTTTTGCTCGGCTATTTTGCGATCAGCTTTGTTGTCGCCAGTCCATGGAAGGTCAGGCCAAACGAGACGGCAGACGTAGGTGTGCAGGTCGCCAGAACGAATAGCGTTCTTGTAGGCTTCATCACCTGAAAGAAAACCGACGACAACAGACTCAGCTTGTGCTAGGTCGAGTTGGCAGAGCTTCTTGCCTGGATCGGGGACGAAAATCCGACGCATCTCATCGGTGATGTTCTGCAAGTTAGTGCCGTCATAGAACACGGACTCGGAAGAACTCCAGCGGCCAGTCTCGGTTCCGGCTACGTGGTAAGAGCAATGAAGGCGGCCGTTGCTGCGGATGCCGGACTTAAGGACCTGGAGTTTCTTGGCGTTGTCTCGAATGGCGAGGATGAGTTTGACAAAAGGGACGGCACGAGGTTGTTGAAGGAGCTTCTCGAGAGCATCACGGTTGGTCGTGACTTTGCGTTTCTTGGTGAGCCGATCGTAGGTTGTGATCTCAGGAAAGCCGAGGGTTTTATAAAAGAGCTGCTTGAGTTGGTCTGGACTGCGAGGGTTGGCGCTGGTTCCAAAGGACTCGCCGGTAAGCCGAGAGAAGAAGTGCTCGTACTTAACGGCTTGAGCTGATAGCTCGGTGATTAAGCGATCGCGTTCGGGCAGGTTGACTCGGATGCCGCGGTTGGCGAGAGTCAACGCTGGTCCCTGCATTGTGCGAGCCATGTCGTAGGCGAAGCCGCCAGGATGGCTCTGCAGCTTGTCGTGCACCTCGAAAGTGATGCAGTTGTCGAGCGCGTTGTAAATCCAAAGCTGCTCGTCGTAGCTGAATGTTGCACGCTCAAGCGTGTCGGAGAAAAGGCATTCAGCCATGGACTTGATCCGTGAAGACCCGCCGATACTCGATAGGCTTGCCGTGGATGCCTGCCCACTGAATAGCGGCCTTCATGCCGGGAGAGATACCGTGATCAGTATAGACCACGACTTTCTCGGCATAGCGGCGGATGAAGTCTTTGTTCACCTGTATCCCTTCTTCTCGTTGGTCAGCGTCCTCCTCGTAGAGGGCGCGGGTCCAGGCCATCACAGCGTGTGAGGCCCAGGGGATTTCACCCCTGGACAACACGTCGCGGATGCAGGCACGAAGATAACGCTGGGCTTTTTCCCCAGCGTCAAGGCCCGACCAGGGGCTCTCGATCGCTACCAGCAATGGCCTGCTCTTCCGCGAAAAGGTTGCGCTGCTTGGCGAAGTGGGCGTCGAACTTCTCGGGATACCGCTGAAGCAGTTTCCGCACGTTCGCCTCCCGCACGTCGTTCTCGTCCAGGGCAACTGCGTCCATGAGCAGTGCCTTGTACCATTCGAGATCGCCGAGTTCTTCCTTGTAGTTGCCCTCCGTCCCGAACGTACCCTGGGTGAGGAGGGCTGAAACCAGCTCGCCGGCCTCGGTAGCGATGCCGATGACGCCGTGAGCAAGGTCAGCTGGAAGGTTGGTGTGATTGAACTCGATCGTCGCGGGAAGTGAGGTACGGAAGGCAGCGTCCTGCTGGCCGTAGAACAGCGCCTTCTTGATCCGATCGAGGCGCTGGCAGGCGTTGACCACGTCCTGGAGTGCGAACATCAGGACGTGAGGAGTGACGTTGTCAACGTGATAGTTGGGGGAACAGCAGCGCCTGACTGCTGCGGTGAATTCAGTCTGGTTCATTGGTCTTCTCCTGTGGCACCGGGACAACCTCGAATGAGGTGTCTGAGGTGAAGGTGACGGCGTACCCTGCCGCTGCAATCGCGTTGGCAAGGATGGGGAGGATCGGATCGAGGTCTTCCGAGTCCTCCCCTTCGACACTGATCTTGGCCATGTTGTCTCCTATGAGTTGGCCTTCTCTTCGCCGCCGCGCGGACGAAGCTTTTTCCAGGCACGCTCGTTTGCGTAGAGCGAACCTAGGAAGTCAAGCCCTTTGGGGAGGGCTGGATAGATTGAATGATGTTTGAGCATGGTGTCTTCGAGAAAGTTAGTGATGCGCCACTTGTAGCTCATGCAGTACTGCACGTCGTACATTCCGTTCTGCATGATCTTGACGGCAGGGGAACGTAGAATAGCTGCGACGGCTTTCCAGGCATAGACTTCTTCCTCGACCGTGTGCCAGTAGTGGTTGTTGGGCTTGGTCCTGTCCCAGAACGGAATGACGTAGGCTGTTTGGATGCTGGGGGCGAAGCCGATGCAGGTGATCTGCCGGGCTTTTGTCTCAATGTCAACTGCTAGCTGCGGCGCGGCGCTCAGCAATGCTGTCCATTCGGACAAGTCCGCGATTGTCGGCTTAATGTAGAGCTGGCGGCGGAGGAAGTTAAGTTCTGGGGTGTCACGTTCGAGACGGACTTTGATGAAGTCCATGGCTACAATCGGGCGAAGCTCGTATTGCCGCATGACGGCTTGTGGGCTGTATGTGCCGAGGACTTTAATGCCTGGAACTAAGGTGGAGAGGTGAACGGTGCCGCGGACTTTGCCGATGCCGCTGATCCCTGTGAGAGCTGCCATGGCTGTTGCGCCAAGAGCGACAATGATGTTGGGTCGAAGCGCAGTGATTTCGGATTGGAGGCGTTCAAGAGCTGGTTGAAGATGTGCAGGGGAGATGTATGTTTTGGGGGATACGGGTATCCAGGCCCAGGGCCGGGCTTTGTCTGGATGAATGTCCTTGCGCTGGCGTGCCCAGGCATCGAGGCCCCCGATGGGCCTCGTGAGGAAGACTGCTGTGGAGGCGCAGGTATATTGTTGAATACCTGCGTCTGCCAGCATGTCTTGCAGTAGCGAGTTGCCGGAGAAGAGGATGCCCTTACGAGCATCCTCCTCGGTCGGCATTTCAGCTACCAGAAGGACCTTGGCCTTGGGCAAAAGCGTTGGCCTGACGGACAAGCTCCTCGCACTCGAAGGCGATGGCGGAATAGTTGGAGAGATCGACATAGTTATCCCTCTTGAACACGCCGCAGGCGATCCGGGAGACCTTGGTCAGAACCTGCAGCATCGCCGCATCGTGCGCCAGCGAATACTGCGTTCCCGAGGTCTGCCGATACCGGCTGTAGATGGCGAGGAGTTCGCCAAGGCAGGAATGATTGATGAGCGGAGGACCGTAGCTTGCATCTCGGTCACCCGAGGTCAAGGATATCCCCTCCTGGAGAAGTTGCACTCGCAGCGGCGGCGGCAACTCGCTGCTGTGCGTACTCGACGTGTTGGGGGAGGACGTCGAGGCCGACGACTCGGGAGGCGCCGAGACGGGCTGCGGCTTCGAGGGCGGTACCCGAACCGCAGGTCGGGTCGAAGATTTCCGAGGTGCCATCTGTGATCATCTCCAGAAAATGCGAGACCACCGACATTGGTTTCTCGCTGAGGTGGTGGACCTTCGTTGTGGGAGCGGCGAAGGAAGCCGCCTTAACCTTGACGATCTTGCGATCGCCACGAGACGCGAAGATCGCGATCTCGTAGGTCCGTCGAGGTTGACGACGAACATCTGGTGCGATCCCAGCGTTGTCCGACTTGTGCCAGATCAGCGGGACCTCGCAGGGGGTCCAGCCGAAGTGGCGGAACCGAGACCAAATCCTGCCGTAATGCTTGTGCGCTAGCCAGAAGATGCAATGCGCAGACTCCGCGATGAACCGATCTTGCTCAGCGAAGAACGCATGGACAAGAGCATCGAACAGCTCAGGCGAGTCGTCATAGCGACCGTCAGTTGCATCCCAGCGCACCGCGGAACCCTGCAGATTGGCAGAGTCCATGTTGAGCCCGTACGGGAAATCGCAGTGGATGAGATTGAACCGTTTACCGGAGTAGGTGGAAAGCCATTCCCGGAAATCGGCCTGCCAGATATACTGCTGGGAGACAGGCGCTGCCTCGGTGGGGGCGGGCGCCGGCTCGGCGATCGTATCAGCGAGAATGTCCTCGAGGACAGACGCAGCTGCCTTCTGCTCCTGAGCCACGACCGCGGAATATGCGCTGGTCCAGGATGACGCCAACTTGAGTTTCGGGTTGGCCTCGAGTTCCGGTGCCAGTCGAGCGATCCGTGAGATCGTTTCTGGTGGCATGTTCAGCGTGTTGGCGATGTGCTCTTGGGTCTGGCCTTTAGCCAGGACAGTATAGCGAGCAACAGCCTTCACGTATTCCGGCCATTCAAGCTGCTTGCGCTTGATGTTCTCGTCGAGTTCGATCAGCTCCTGCTCGTGCGTCGGAAGGGAGCTGAGAAGAACCGCAGTGATGGTAGGGAGATTGAGCGTGCCGAAGGCACGAACACGACGCTCGCCTGCAATCAGCTTGTACCCAGTCTCTGTCTGGGTAACAATGATAGGAACGAGCTGGCCTCGTTGTAAAATGGAGTCGGCAAGCTCGGGGATATTCCCCATGTCTTTCCGCTGACGATCAGGTGAAATCTCGATCGACGCGATTGGAATGCTGATGGTTTCCACGAAGGTCTCCCCAGAAAAAGAAAGGGGTGGCCGAAGCCACCCCCCTCGTAGGTCAGTTCAGCGGGAAGGTCTTGTCGATGTTGTTCACCGCCTGGGCTTCGGTCTTGCCCTTGGGGGTGTACGAACCGAGCGTGACGTTGCCGCGGAACATACGCCCCTTGGCCTCGGCGAGCATCTCCGCCAGCGTGCGCTGCCCGCCCTCGATCTCCAGGGTCTCCTGGAGGAACTGCTTCAGCCGGAACATCGCGTCCGCCGTCAGCCAGAACGAGAGGCGCAGCTTCTTTGGCAGCTCGCACTCCGCCGGGTCCACGTCGGTCGGCTGCAGCACGGTGACCTCGAACTCGAGGACCGTGTTGTTCTTGGCGCCGGCCTGACGGGCCTCGTGATCACCGACCTGCATGATGTAGATGCCGGCGGGGAGGGGCTTGGGAGGAAGGACTTCGTCAGCGGGCTTGTTGAGGAGATTGGTCACGTCCACAGTGGTGCCAGACATAGGTTATGCCTTCTTCTGTTGCGCCGGTGCCGCCGGTACGGACTCACCCTTCAAGAGGGCGAATAGCTTAGCCAGATCGGGCTCCATGGTAGGCGGAACAACCGACGGCTTTGAGACTTTGAGGTCCACGAGAGCGGTTCCGGCGGTCTGCATACGCCGGCCGATGCCAGCGCCGATGCCGTACTTCTCGATGCAGACTACGTTGTTGAAGTAGCGGGGAAGCTTCGGGCCGAGCTTCTTGCCGAGGACCGAGGCCAAGGCTTTGTTCGCTCCGCCGGAGAAGTCATCTGCTGCGATAGCCAAGTGGGAGGTAACCACCACGTTGGCCTTGCAGTGAGATGAATAGAGCAGCTCGAACACCGCCTGGATGTTCTCGACTGCAGCACCGTAGTCCTGGATTTGGGGGCGCTGCCCCAACCGGCCGCCGATGGCCAGCGCTTCCGTGAACGCCGCGTCGCTGAGCAGCGTAATGCTGTCGATGACGATCACGTCCTTCTCGCCCCAGGTGTTGAAGCCACCCATGGACTCCGTCCCTTCCTTCCAGTTGGAAAGCGAGGACGTGAAGGCTTTCCAGGCCGTAGCCTGCGGGACCAGTGCGTTACCGGCGACGGCCGGCTTATCTTGAAGAAGTTTGTAGTAGACGTTCTTCCGGAACTCCGGCGCCAACACCTTGGGATCGAGAAGAATGTCGAGACCGTTGTCGAAGTCGAACACGAACAGCCGGTAACCGGCTGCAGCGAGGGTACCCAGTGCGCCGGTCTTGCCGACACCGCTGTTGCCGAAAAGCAGAAGCTTCACGGTGGTTGCGGACTGGTGCTCTGCGAGTGAGGTCATTTCAGCTCCATCCATAGGATTGCTGCGATGTGGGCGAGGACCCAAACAAGAATGATGATTGTATCCATACCAGACTCAGGAGTCAATCTAAACTTTGGGCAGGGGCACAATTTTTAAATCGTAGCCAAGGTAGTTAAGGACTGCCTTGACTCCGAACAGCGGGGCACCGTGAGTCTTCCAGCTGTAGAGCGTGTTACGGCTAAACCCCGCGTCTTCGCCGACACGGGATTTGGAGAGACCGCGGCGGGCGATCTCGTCGAAGATGAACTGGACTTCCGGGCTCATTTCTTCAGCTCCATCATGCGAGTGTCGCATGGCGCGGCCTCCAACTTGAAGACTCGATGGTACTCGCCGACGAGGTGGACGAACATATCTGCGTGGGCATGCGGCGCAGCTTTCCAGATGGGCAGGAACTTGTCCTCTGCGTAGATGGAGGTACCGTCATGCCAGCATGCGCAGTCGAGCACCCAGCAACGGTCATGAGAAGGTGCGTCCTCCTTAGCCCAGGCAGGGGGCGTGCGGTGATGGATTTCCAGGCCGGCGTAGTGGCCGGATGGGTGCTCTGAGATACGGAGCTGAAGTCCACCGCGGGCGCCGATCACGAGCCAGTTATGCTCGCTATGACCGAAGCGGAGGGTGAAACGATACTCACAGCGGAGGCTGGTCATGGCGGTTCTCCTCGAGGTGGGTGAGCAGGTGGCCCAGAACTAAGCCCAGAAATAGGTAGATCGAGTCTCCCTTGTCGAAGAACAAAAGAGACAGCTCAGTGAAGATGCCCCAGAATAAGAGTTTGTTTTGGCTCATTTGCAGCGTTCCCGAACCCAGGCAATACGGGCAGGATTGAGGTGCATGGTGCTTGCTGCAGCTTCAATGCTAAACACTTCCCTGCCGAAAGGATAGCCATGGGCCAGTCCTGCCCAGCTAAACTCATCCATTATACAGCTGAGTAGACGCCCGACGCCATCAGCTGGGTAAAACTGCACTACGCCCTGACACAGCCCCTTAGTCCGGTAAAACGGCTTGCCATCTGGGGCGCCGGCATCCAGCCATGCAGCGTAAGCTTTGTAGAAGGGGGTCAACTCATTCACGGGGTTTTGCTCCTTTTGAGGATGTTGAGGGAATGCGTCAGGCGGTCGATCTCATCCTGGCGATCTACTAGACCAGCACCGTAGGCCAGGCCAGCTACGCAGATACTCACGACGCCCATCTCCCAGCCATGATCGAGGATCAGCCGACTGGTTAGGAGAGTCACGCCGAGACCGAAGATGCCGCGCCAGATTTTTATTTGGCGCATTTTTTTGTGCGCTCAGCGTCGCTTTCAGACATGCCGATTTTCTCCCGGTTCTTCTCCATCCACCTTGGTCAGCGAGACTTGCGCTTCTGCTCGCGTGCATCCGGCTTCGGCCGCGACGTAGCCCAATCGCTGAGCGCGGATTTCGGAGGCGGTCGCAGGCTTGACATGGGCCAGCACCAGCCGCAGCACCTCGGCCGCCTCGCCGGTGTAGTGCAGCGCCGGGCCTTCGCGGCCGGGACCGTGGCGGCCCCAATCCACGAATGAGCCGTCAGGCTGGCGGTGCAGGTGGATGGTGCGGGTCATCGGCCCACCTCCCGCTCTATGGGCGCGATGGCGGCGGGGTCAGCGATCATGGTATGTGTCTCTCGCACGCATCAGCTTCGTAAGCCAGTCGCCCTCAAACCAATTCTCGATACCATCAACGCGCCGCTTGATATCGAGCGTGTTGCGTGGGTGCAGTTCGGCCAGCAGGTCGCGGCCGTCCACATGGCTAAACGTGGCCTCAACCATGGCGTCAAAGCGCCGCAGCTTTTCAGCGTCCGGCAACGCGAGCAGCGCCATTTTCGTCGGGCGTTCTACTCCCGACCAAAAGCCGCGCATGAACGCGCTCACGGCGCGTCTCCCTGCGCTGGCGGGAACGGGGCTGCGGAGAGCGCTGCCGCCCATATGCCGTCCCAGGTCCACCGCTCATTGCTGGCTTTGCAACGCCGCATGGAGATCGTCATTTCCAGGGTTGCCTCGACCGGCACCAACTTCCACCCCGCCGGCACCGCCAGCCGCGCCTGTAGATCGGCGAGTGTCATGTCGGG